AGCAAAGAGGGCGGACCCCTTCTCAGTGGTTCGCGAGAGCGAATTTAGAGCAGCAGAGAAGGCTGGAGACTTCCCGAGGAGAAAAGACGAGACGCTTGCGAAAGACTACGCGGCACATAAGGCGGCGGACCCCGGTTCGGTGGTTCGCGAGAGCGAGTGGGATGCCGCTCGGCGGGCACGCTCCACACGCGCTGGGAAAAAAAGATCACTTCGGCGCTATTAAGGCCCAACCCCTTGCATGACCGACCACGAGTTACGGGACACAGTCATAGACCTGTTGATGAAACTCGATCCTGAACCGAGGGATACAGGCCAGACGTTGTTCACCGGGGAGGGAAGGTCGTTGCTGAGCTATTTTATCATAGTGGAAAGCGGCCTTGAGGAATTTACATAATGGCCAAGCCGGAAAGAACCGCACAAGGCACCTGGGCCAAGACCAGGGAGCCAGCCATCCGAAAGAGCTTCGGTGATATTGTGGGAGCTATCGCCAACGGCGACCCCCTGAAGACGATCTGCGACAAACTTGGCTTCGACGCCAGCACGGTACGCAAGGTCATCCTGAAAGACCCCGAGCTGAACAGGATGTACGACGAATCCCGTCTTATGCAGGCCGATGCCCATGCCGACAAGATCATGGAAGCCGCAGACCGGGTTATGAGCGGGGAACTTGACCCCCAGGCCGGCAGGGTGGCCATAGACGCCATGAAATGGACATCTTCCAGACTGAAGCCCCAGGTCTACGGGGACCGTGTAGAGGCGCATTTCTCGGCCTCTGGGGGCTTTGTGGAGGCTCTGGCTTCAATTGAGAAGATAGCCATGAAGAAGCGGATTGATCCTCCCACGATTGATTTAGAGGCTGATGAACAAACTTGAAAAGAAGCTCCTTCAATGGAGGGAGAGTCCCCTAAAGTTCGTCAAGGAATGCCTGAAAGCGGAATATATCGCGGACTGGCAGAAAGAGGCCCTTGAAGAGCTGAAAGAGGGTGACCGGCTAAGCATTCGTTCCGGTCATGGGGTCGGGAAATCCACTTTCTTGTCGTGGTTGATCCTGTGGTGGCTGACCACAAGGGACAACGCCAAGATCCCCTGCGTTGCGCCTACCCAGCATCAGTTGGATGACGTTCTCTGGACTGAGTGCAGGTTGTGGCATCGCAGGATGGAACCGGCGTTCAGGGACCAGATAGACTTCTCCACCGACCGGATATTCGTCCTCCAGAAGCCAAAAGAGAGCTTCGCAGCCGCACGAACGGCCCGGAGGGAGAACCCGGAAGCCCTGCAAGGCTTTCATTCGGGGAACCTTTTGTTCCTGTTTGACGAGGCGTCGGGTATTGACGACCTGATCTTCGAAGTGGGCAGGGGGGCGTTGAGCACACCGGGCTCGAAGGTGGTCATGACGGGGAACCCCACGAGGCTTGAAGGCTTTTTCTACGACTCCCACCATCGTAACCGCTCGCGCTGGAAGACCATGCGGGTGAATTTCGAGGACGTTGAGGTCGCGCCCTATGCCGATTCAAAGTTTGCCGACGAAATCGAGGACGAGTTTGGCAGGGATTCGAACGTCTTTCGGGTTCGCGTACTCGGAGACTTCCCGACCCAGGAGGAGGACTCGGTCATCCCCCTCGATTTGATCGAGGCAGCGGTATCAAGGGACATCAGGGGTACGGGGCAGATGATCTGGGGGGTGGATGTAGCCAGATTTGGTGACGACCGCTCCACGCTCTGCAAAAGACGCGGCAACAAGGTGATAGGGAAAATCGTATGGTGGTCCGGCAAGGACAATATGCAACTCGCCGGCCTGATTGCAAAGGAGTGGGAGGATGAAAAGCCAGAAAACAGACCCGAATGGATCATGGTCGATGTCATCGGATATGGTGCAGGAGTGGTGGACCGACTTCGTGAACAAGGCCTCCCGGCAAGAGGCATCAACGTGGCCGAATCAGCCTACGTCGATGATAAGTACATGCGCCTACGAGATGAACTTTGGTTCAGAGGACGAGACTTCTTTGAAATGCGAGACTGCTCCTTCCCAGACGACCAGCTCGCCATCGGAGAGTTAAGTACAGTTTTGTACGATATTACTTCAACTGGTAAGTTTAAAGTTGAAAGTAAAGAAGAACGCAAGAAAAGACTTACGGGACGGGTAACGGGACGTGGTTCTCCCGATCTTGCGGATGCGTTCATCCTGACCTTTGCCGCCCCGTCCAGACCGAGATTTTCGCGTAAACCGGCGAAAGATCCTTTTGCAGACCTGAAAGTGAGACCCTGGGTATGAAGAAAATGGACAAAGCGGAACGGAAATACAGGCGGATCAATCCAGAAATGTCCGCTATCGAGGCGCTCACCAAGATCGAGCGGCGCAACAAGTACAAGGTAGCCTACATGAAAGACCATCCTGACGCGACGGACGCCCAGGCAATGGACTACGCTTTGGAGAAGATGAATGCCTAACGTCAGTACCCTTCCGGTCTCGGTTCATCCCAGAGACCTCGCCCATATCCGCCGCGCCGTGGCCGCAATGGAGCAGCGCATGTTGAAGATGGAGCGTTATATCGACAAGGAGAAGGAAAAGGACTTCTCCCGTGTACTCGGAAGGCCCGGACGGAGGAAAGAAAAATAAGTGCCCTCGACGATCTACGCGCCCAATATCTGAACTATTTTCAGTCTCAGAGTCAGCCCCAGTTTCCATCCGGGGGCACTGCTGGCTTGTTTCCATCTGCTGGTTTTACGACAGACTACTCCACTATCCCCTCAAGCTATCAGAACCCCTATTCGCCCACACCACCACCTCCGCGTGTGTTTCCGACAACATCTGCTGTCCCGACGCAGGCGTTCAGTGCCCCACCTCCTCTAGGCGGTCAACAAAGGAAGCCTCCTGTGCTACCAGCAGTCGCGGGCATGGGGCTTGGAGCAGCGGAACTCGGCCTCAATGCTCTTGATAAAGGGCTGGTTCCGGCGCTGAGGGGAAGCCTTCCCGGTCAGGCCCTTGAATATGTTGGTCTTTTAGATACCCCTGTTGCTCCAGCTCCAATTCTTGATATGTCTGCTGTTCCGACTATTACCAGCTCCGCTACTCAGGTGCCCGCTGCGCCTCCTCCGGTGGATCAAATCATTAACAGCGGGGCATTCGATGACTATGGAACCGTTACTGCTCGTCGTTTAGGACTGGGTGCACAAGATTATCATCGCGAAGCAACAGCTAATCAAATGGCGGACGCAGAGGCACGTCGGTTGGCCGCTGAACGAGTAGTACAAGCTAGATTTGATGCGGGGCCTGAGTTGGTTGCCCGCCGCAATCTTGCCAGAGCTGGAGATATGGCTGGTGGTCCTGCTGCGTATACCCAGCAGGGCGTAGTGCCTACTGGCATAACTGTGTCAGACAGATTGCCTATGAGTTCCGCCAGATCACCTTCACTCAGAGACCCCTCCGGTCTAGGCGGAATTCGTCGGACTCCGACGCTTGCTGCCCGTCCTCCGACCTTTGCCGGACCCGCTACTCACCCCACCATCCCCGGACCCGCTTCAATGAGTAGTGTTTCCCGCGTGCCGCCCGCCGGGCCGAGTACGTTAGGACGGGCTGCGGAAGTTTTAGGTGGTGCTGGCGCTGGGTTAACCACCGAAGGTGTTATGGGCCTGTTAGGGCGTAAAACGAATCTGGGAAGTCAGGTAGGGGCCGCCATAGGTGGCGCTGCGCTCGCGCCTTTTGTGCCTGTCATCGGCGGCTATCTCGGCGGCTTTATTGGCGGAAGAGTGGGCTCCATGTTCGGTCCAGGCGTCTCTGTAGGGCCTAACGGCAACGCTTCTCTCGGTCTGAACAACGGACAACTCTCGGTAGTCGATATCGGAACCGACAACAATCAACCCTCCGAACCTATCCAGCAGTTTTCACAGGCTATGGTCGACGGTATCAACAAGATGTCTGCCGATGGTTTGGTGCAGTTCAATTCGGTCATCGGTTCTCCCGCTGTTTTCCAGAAGAATACGGGGTTAAGAGTGTTTGACGGCTCTGACGACGGGAAGTGGGTCAGGGCGGAAACCGGCGCTGACCTGATGAGCGAAATGTTGTTCTACAACCTCGTAACGGGGAATGCCGAAGTGACCAACCCCGAGCAGTTCAGGGAGACAGTCAACCTGATGGAGGGTTCTGCTACGAACAGGATCAACACGATCCTCGACCAGCAGGCCGAGGGCACGTTTGAGCCAGCCTCCATGAAGGATATCCGTAAAGCAGACCAGATTGGCAAAGGGGTTGAGCAGACCACAGAAGGGCCTCAGAGAAGCGGTATCGGACGGGCGACGAAAGCCGCAATCAGGCGGTTTCCCGGTGCTGGGTCTTACATCACCCAACAGGGTTTATTACAGGATTGGAACAGGGCAAGGGGGCTTCCTTTGAACGCGCCAATGCGTCAACCGACAGAAGCAGAGCTAAAAACTAGCCCGGCGCAGCGATTAACTGCCGAGAAGTTGCTGGGAGCCAGACTACGATCCGGGCTCGGCGGTCGCGGTAGAACAAGGGGAATATAGTGCCAGCAGACACTCACACGGCTGTAGACAAGGACCGTCTCAGGGCGATTATCAGTTCCGAAATAACTCACGCAATGGGGTTCTTGGGTGGAGAGCTTTCGGAGCAACGCAGAACTGCATGGGAATACTATTACGGGGAGCCGTTCGGTAACGAGATCGAGGGGCGCTCCCAGGTAGTCCTGACAGACGTTTTTGACACTGTCGAGTGGGTCATGCCCGCGCTGATGAAAATCTTTGCGGGCGGCGACGAGGTTGTGCGGTTTGACGCGGTAGGGCCGGAAGATGCGGAGCTGGCGCAACAGCAGACCGAGTATGTGAACCACATTTTCCAGAAGGACAATGAGGGGTTCATGATCCTCTACGAGTGGTTCAAGGACGCCCTTATCGCGAAGAACGGAACGCTGAAGGTCTACTGGGACGATTCCGATGTGACCGACAGGGAAACCTATACGGGTATTTCAGAGGACGAACTGGCCCTTCTTTTGGACGAGGAAGGTGCGGAACTTGTTGAGCAGAGGGAGTATCAGCAGGCCGGGACATTCCCCGTCGCCCCCGGAGCGGAGGTTGCGCCGGAGGTCATGGAGACAGTCTATGACGTAACTATTCTGCGCACCCACCCGAACAACAAGGTCAAGATCCACGTCATGCCGCCCGAGGAATTTCTTATTTCTCGCAGGGCAACGGACATCGAGAGCGCGTCTTTCACGGGCCATAGAGTAAGGAAGACGGTGTCTGAACTCATCCAGATGGGTTTTGACAAGGAACAGGTCATGCGGCTTCAGGCCGGGGGTGCTGGAGAGGGAGAATACAACGAAGAAAGAATAGCCCGTTTTGATATTGACGACGAGTTTCCCGACGTTGGCCATTCGATAGACTCCTCCATGCGAGAGGTCTGGATTATCGAGTGCTACCTGAAGGTGGATTATGATGGTGATGGAATAGCGGAACTGCGGAAAGTCACCGTAGGGGGCGATGCGAACCATGAAATCATGGACAACCAGCCCGCAGACGAGATTCCCTTTGTATCGCTAACCCCGATCAAGATTCCCCACAAGTTCTTCGGCTGGTCGGTTGCGGACATGGTGGGGGATTTGCAGTTAATTCGATCCACCATTCTCCGGCAATTGCTGGACAATATGTACGGGGTCAATAACAACCGCTTCGCCGTCATGGAGGGCGAGGTGGAAATGGACGACCTTCTGACAAACCGTCCTTCTGGAATCGTGCGAACCAACCGGCCTCCTGGCGAGGTCTTGATGCCCATCCAGACTCCCACCTTGGGGCAATTCGCCTATCCCTTGCTTGAATTCACCGAGCAGATCAGGGAGACGAGAACGGGAGTCACACGATATTCTCAGGGCCTCGACCCCAATGCGCTGAACAAGACGGCCACGGGGATCAGCATCCTGACGAACAAGGCGGACGAGCGCATCGAGATGATCGCGCGCACCTTTGCGGAGACGGGCGTGAAAGACCTGTTTCGCAAGATTAACCGCATAGTCGTGAACAATCAGGACGAAGAGAGAACGATTCGTCTCAGGAATGAGTGGGTGCCTATCGACCCCCGCTCGTGGAACACCAACATGGATCTCACGGTTAATGTCGGGATCGGCATGGGGAACAAGGAGCAGAAGGCACAGGCCATTGGTGGCATTCTTGGGGTGCAGAGACAGGCCATCGAGTTTCAGGGCGGCGCGCAAGGGCCTCTCGTGACCTTGGACAACCTCTACAACGCATTTCAGGAACTCTCCATAGCCGCTGGCTATAAGAACGCCGATAAATTCTTCACTGATCCTCAAGGGGCTCCACAGCAGCAGAAACCG